TATTGTTTTGACGTTAGGGGTTTGTTGGACAACGGGTCGTACAGAGTAACACGCTGGCCTAGTGTGGACTTTAAGAGTTTCCACAGGGACAGGAACGGTGACATATACATTGGCACAACAGCTGGGCTAGGTAAGTACAACAACTACTTAGACAACGGTAACTCTTACCGCTTCAGGTACTTTAGCCCCGGCCTTACCTTTGGTGATCCAGCACGAATCAAGATGCTGAAGAAGATTAGGCCCACCCTGATTGGAGGAAACAACTCAGACATATTCCTCAAGTGGGCTTACGACTTTTCAACATCAGCCAGTAGTAGCACGTTTAGAACCAGCAGTGCTATTCCGGGCTTCTATGGACAGTCTGAATACAACATCGCTGAGTACTCTGAAGAGGGTATTACCCTCAGTAGAAACTCACTGAACACCACAGGCTACGGCTCAGTGGTTAGCGTAGGACTTGAGACAGACATTAACGGCTACGCACTGTCCATACAGGAAATGAATGTATTAGCACTTGTAGGTAAAACAATATGATTATTAATCAAAGTAACGAAAGAGGTACTTACTAATGGGTATTCTATCTGATCTGTTAGGTGACGTATCATCTGACATTTACGGGGATCTGCCTGAAGAAATTAAGGCCACCTATACTACGCCTCTTCCGCAGATTGGCGCACCCGGAGCCAGCTTTCAACCGTTTACGGTAACTGGTCCGTCAGGCCGTATTTCAGCAGGAGCAGGCGGTACAGGATACGAGCTGTCTCAAGCTGGACAAGACATTCAAACGGCTCTTGAGTCTGCGGCTTTGTCCCGGTTTGGCGCTACACCAGCAGGTGTTGGTCAAATAGGAACTGCGGCTGAACAAGCGATGGGCGTCGGTGGGCAGTTCATGGGCCAAGTCGGTATGCCTATGGGTGCTAGAGAACAAGAGGTGTATGACCGTATCAGGGCTACACAGCTTGCTGAAGAAGAAAGACAGAGGCTTGCACTAGAAGAGCGTCTGGCTGGTCAAGGACGCTTAGGTGTTCAAACGGCTATGTTTGGTGGCACACCGGAGCAGTTTGCTCTGTCACAGGCACAAGAAGAAGCTCAGAACAGGGCATCTCTGGCAGCTATCCAGCAGGCACAGGCTGAACAACAGCAACAGGCGGCAATTGGAGCACAGTTTACAGGCCTAGGCGCTGGTCTTACGTCACAACAACAGGCACTTGAGGCTGCACAGCAACAGATGGGCTTGGGTGCGCTTCAGGGCGCTTATATACCGCAGGCAGCTATGTTGTCAGCGTTCTCCCCTGCACTCAACGTGGCGTCTCTGGTTGACATCTCAGGACGTCAGGCGAACGAACTTGCACTTGAGGCAGCAATTGCTAACCTGTCAGCACAGGCAGGACAGCAGGCAGGTCTTGCAAACTTGTACACAGGTCTGATGGGTGCTAGTGGTGGACTGCTTAGTGGTATCACAGGCGGTGCTACTGATGTTGTTACATCTCTGATAGACTTATTCGGTTAAGAGGATTTAAAGATGGCTAGAGGATCTAACATAGGCGGTATGCTGGCTCAGAGTGGCCTCGCAGGTGGGCAGAATATTGCTCAAGCCTACCAGCAGCTTGGCCGGGGTGTCGGAGGTATGTTCAGTGGTGTCGCTGGCGCTCTTGAGAGAAGGCAAGAGAGACGTCGGCGAACAGAAGAGTTTCAACAAGCGCAACAAGCCATTAGCCAGTACACTACTGCGGGAACAATAAACCCCGGAATGTTACTTCAAAAAGCACAACAGGCTGAATCAGCAGGAGATACTCAGCTTGCTCAACTGTATCGACAGGGTGCTGAACAAGCAAAACAAAACTTGACTGCAGGACAAAACTTAACCGCTTACAACCAATTGGCAGCAAAAGCCGGACTATCTCCAGAAGAAGCAGCCACGGGTGTGCGTGGTTTAGTTTCAGGCCAGTATAAAGATCCATCTTCTGCTCTTAGAGGCACAATTGAAACTCAAAAAATGGTCAAACAAAAAGCTAATAAAGAGTACGTCGTTGACCAACTTAGGGCTGAGGGTTTAGACAGCATAGCAACAGATGTAGAGCGTGGATTGTATACAGACGCTCAAATTGGTTCCGTGTTATCTAACGCTAGACAGGCAAGAGCAGCAGCAGAACAAGGACAGGCTGGATTAGAAGCGTTTGTTACTGCGGCTGATTTATCTGAGACTACGTTTGGCAAGGCAATAAAAGAAGGCAAACTAGAAAATGTTCCCGCCACCTTAATATCTAAAATGGCTACAGAAGCTATTACAGAAAGACAGACAACAGAACTTGTTAGAAGCTTGAAGTCGCTGAATACTGACGTTTCTAATGAAGCTGCTGAGTTACTAGAGTTAGGTGTAATTACGGATCAAGGAGCTAAGAAGCTAGTTGTTGAGGGAAAGAAAGGACCAAAGATTTCTACGGCTAACATGAAGCAATACGCGCTTGAAGATGGTACTGTGGTCTGGGGTGGTGACATTACTGTAAACGGGGATGAGCGTAAGGCTTACCGTGATCCGCAGAACCCTAACAGCATCATTGATCTTCCTGCAGAAGCTGTAGAATTAAAAGGCGAAGCAAGAATACGTGGCGAAGACTTGCGTCTTGCTGGTATTCAACTTGCGAAAGATTCAAAGTTTTCTGCCTTAGATGCTCCAGATCAAGAGAAAGCTAAAGTTGCTTTTGCGTCTAAGTACAATGAGTTGATAACCAAAAAGAAAACAAACGAAGAGGCTCTAGCTGAAGCTAAAAAGCACACGTTAAGTTTAATTGGAGAAAAAAAAGCGGACAACCCTTGGTGGTTTTTTGGTCTTGGTTCTGACAAGGTTACTACTTTTGGTGTACGTGAGTTTGCTACAGAAGAAGAAGCAAATGCTGCTGGATTAGAACCGGGTACTCCTATAATTATTAATGGTCGTGAGGCTGTGATTGAATAATGGCTATCAGATACTTAGATGAAGAACAACCAGCAGAAGAAAAAGCTGTTGGTACTTCAATTCGTTATTTAGACGAAGAGCCTAAACCAGAAGAGTCTAAAGAAGACATAGGCTGGTGGGACGAGTTTAAGTTAGCTTACGACACCACGTACACTGATGTTCAAGACTGGGGCTTGGCCTTAGAAGCTGCTATGCCTGTGGGAAACATAGACTTTGAAGATGGCTTACCCGTGTATCGTTCTCCCAAAGAACTCTATGGTGCTGACTTTGAAGACATGGACTACGAGCAGCGCAAGGAATACCTCGCAAATCGTAGAGAGTTTCTAGGAAAGTTAGACAACATTGAAACTATTCTGTACCAAGAAGATGCTGGAAAAAACGCTAGTGCAGAAATTTTAGGAACACTTACGGGAGCACTGGCTACACCAACTACTGTAGTGCCGTTTGGTAAAACAAGAGTAGCACAGGCTGCTACAGGTGCTGCCATTGGCGCTGAGACTGCTGCTGCTAAACAAATAGTTGAAGGCGAGTTTGACCCTGTGGAGTTTGCCGCAATGACAGCCGTTGGTGCTGTGGCTCCTGCAGCTACAGAAGCTGTTGTAAAAGGTGCCGCTACTGTAACCCGTAAAGGTGTAGAAGCCGTCAAAGAAGCTGAAAACAAAACCAGAGTTACTGCTGCACGACTCATGGGAAAACAAGCTACACCACGGTCACAGAAGAAAGCTGACAAGATGGTTGACAAGCTGGAGCAAGAGTACGCCAAGGGTGTGGTCGAGGGTCTAGATGAAAAAGCTATCGTAGCCAAAGCCAACGAAACTCTGGGCGTAACTACAGATGATCTTGATAATGTTCTGGTACACGCCAGCAGACAGCCTGTGATTCCTAATGCTGAAGCTGCTGTTAAGATTGTAGCTGCACGAGAGAATCCTTTGGCGTCTACAAGCACGGTTGGTAAGGCTTACGACGCTGTAGCTGCTCCTATCAGTACTGTAATTAAAAACATAGACAAGCAAACCTTTGCTCGCTTGCGTAAGTACGAAAAAGATTTACACGTAAACACTGCAGAAACAATGAACAAGTTAGGAAACTTTATTACTGGTGCTGCTAGAGCAAACAAAAGCAATCCACTAGAGTTTAAAAGTTTTCAAAGAGCTTTGTTTAACGGCAAAATAGAAGAAGCTAAGACTATTGCTGCCGAAAGCACAGCCAAAGAGATGCGCGACTTACTGCCTGAAATAGAAAATGTACGTGATTCTCTGAACGTTTTGTACGGTAATCTTAAAAACGCTGGTGTTAAAATTGAGTACAGAGAAAACTACTTCCCACGGATGGTAAAAGACTTAGACGGACTGCTTAGGGCGCTAGGGTCTACACGAAAAGCCGAAGTAGAACAAGTCTTAAGCAACTACGCTAAAACAAAAAAGGTAGAAAACTGGAAAGAGCTAGATGATTCTGAGGTTAGTCAGGTCATTGGACAGTACTTACAAAGGCGTCGTGGCACCGGTGGGAAGCCTTCTATTACTAAAGAAAGAAAGATAGAAGAACTGGATGACGTTATTGACCAGTACTATTATAGCGCACCTGAGTCTTTGCAAATGTACGTAACACGGGCAGTCCGTGAAGCTGAGAAGCGTAAGTTTTTTGGCAACCACACAGTAATTAAAGAAGGCACAACTATTGTAGATACAGAGGCAAGTATCGCTAACTACATTGCTGATGCAGCCAAGCGTGGTATGGATACAGATCAGCTTGATACGCTTAACGCGATGCTCAAGGCTCGCTTTGAACTTGGAGAACAGGCGTCTAGTAAGTTTGTATCAGGAGTAAAAAACTTTCAGTACGCAGCTTTGCTTGGTCAGTTTGAGTCTGCGTTGACTCAGCTTGGTGACGTAGGAGCTTCTATTTATCTAAACGGAATGGTCAACACAATAAAAAGCTTGGTCGGTAAAAAGACCGTAACTGTAGAAGACATGGGATTGATTAATAAAGTTGCTGCTGAAATGTCTAGTATTAACGGAACAGGTAACGCTCTTGAGTTTGTGTTTAAGTGGTCAGGGTTTAACCAGATTGATAAGCTAGGTAAAGAAACCTTGATGAACTCTTCTCTACAGAAGTGGTCCAAAATAGCTAAGAAAAATCCAGAAGCTGCTGCCAAGAGATTTAAAGATACACACGGTGATGATGTATCTGCGTTGATTGACGATCTGGCTAACGACAGAATAACAGACAACGTGAAGCTAATGTTATGGAATGAACTATCTGATGTACAGCCTATCTCCCTGTCGGAGATGCCTAAAAAATACCTTGAGATGCCTAATGGTAGGATCTTCTATGCACTCAAGACGTTTACGTTAAAGCAGTTTGACCTGATTCGTAGGGATATGGTTGAGAAAATGAGGCACGGCAGTGCTAAAGAAAAAGCAGAAGGCACAGCAAATATGTTGCGCTATGCTACTGCAATGGGACTCTCTGGCGCTACAGTACAACAAACAAAAGATATACTCACCAAAGGTGAGCTAGATCCTGAAAGTTTTCCAGACGATGTGTATGAAAGCCTTATGACAATTATGATGTTCAGTAAGTATTCTAGAGAAAGGTACTTTGAACAAGGCAACGTAGGTACGTTTGTTGCATCACAGGTTGTAACTGTGCCTGCTGCTGAGTTGCTAGATAAGTCTGTCAAGGGTGTTATGGCAATGACTGAGGAGGATGCCAAAGCTGACAAGGCCGTAGCAACAGCAGTCAAGAATATTCCTATCATTGGTAAGCAAACATACTACTGGCTATTTGGTGGCGCTGAACGTAAGCTAGAGTACGAGGCAAAACAGAAAGCCAAAGAACGTAGTGAAGAACTTAAAAAGGCGGGGATAAACTAATGAACGACGATAAGCACACAGTAAGCTACA